CATGCGCTCTATGACCTTTGGGACGAATACAGCAAGGGCTATTCGCAGGGCGGTGGGCTTGGCAAAAACAAGTGGGCTTTGTATAACGCCCTTACTCATTACGCCACGCATACTCATGACACTAGGACGTTCGAGATTAATGGGCAGGAGAAGTCGCACAGTCTGGGCAGAGCGTCTGCAGATTTGATTACTAGCGATCACGGTGGATATACGATCAACGAACAGCTAGAGCGGGCTAAGGGTATCTGGATTGTCCTGTCCAGCGACCAGTGGCAAACCATTAACTAGGGGGAGGGTATATCGAAGTCATATTGAGTGCCTATCGTTTAACCATAATCGTTATAGCTTGTTTAGTTATATACTTTTTTATCTTTTAAGGAATTACACAAATGACCGTTAAAAAAACAACAGCTAGCACAGGATCGCAGGTTTTCCTATCGCATAGCGTACAGGCGAAAATAGCTGATATTCAAATGAAGATGGCTATGGTGGATCAGGAAAGCTTTCGCCTGTACACTGGCAAAGGCGCGCTCAGTTCAGTAGTTGAGAAATTAGCGGAAAAATACTCTGCGGAATAACACTTGACGTCCGGTAATCCCTGCCGGTAAACTTAGGCCGTTCCTTCAAAAGGGGAACGGCCTTTTTTTTAACCTTTGGAGCTTTACCAATGACCATGAGCAAAAAGAACTACCAGTATGCGGTCAACATGCTTAACCGGGAAATGGAACGGACGGTTTACCATTACGGTTCGCCAATAGTTGAGAAAACGCATATATATATTTATAAAAAAGATGGCTCCCTAAAAGAAGATAACCAAATGGCAAGCCATGCTTCTCGCCACACGCTGTTTAGCATAGCCGCCCAAATGGCTGACAATTTCGAGCAGGATAATCCCCGCTTTAATCGTGAAAGGTTCTTCTCTGCCTTAAATGAGGATTTTGTAGGAATGCACCTATGAATAGTTCCGGCTTTAACAATTACTGGGGGGAGGTGTTTCTGATGCTCTCCCCTGAAGAATGGGAAGTTCTCAGGGAAACGGACGAACAGGACGTAAAGCAATACCGGGATACAAAATCGCTGATGGGCGGGCTTGCTAGCTCAGGCGATACGGAATGAGCAAGCTTGAAGTGTGCTTGCTGTTCGCCTTGTTCTTTGCTGGCTATATCTGCGGTGCCGTTATGGCCGTTCATTTTGGAGAGTTAATATGCGGATGAATAAGAACCAGCTTGCCGCGTTGCATCGCAAATGGCTGCAGCACGATCAGGGAAAGAGCTTCCTTGCATTCCGCCGCACCGTGTCCCGCTTGCCCTTAGAACAATGTGTGCTGGTTCTCTGGTGTGGAATGTACTTAGGCATAGAAGCAGACGGGTACACTCACAGCTAACAACGGCTAATATTCAGGAGACTTGGGGGGCTTTGTGCCTCCCTTTTTTTATGCCGACGTGATTACCCCGTAACCTGCAGAGATACCATGCGTTTCTGTAGTGTGTGCCTGATTTGGATAGGCCGTATTGCACGCCTGCCCCCTCTCTCTGCCAGCCCAAAAAGGGCCACTGGGGGATTTGTCGGTATAGTTAAAACAATGCGGGTGCGGCCCTACGTACTAAGCCGGTGGTGCATGGCGTGGTGGCGTAAAAAAAGCCCCGAAGGGCTGTTGTTTCATAGTGTATATTATGGATAGGGATTAACATTAACAAAAACAAAGACTTAGCCTTCGGGGGCGCGCATGGGCCACCGGGGGGGGTGGGTATATGTATATGCAACCCCGGTGTATTTTTACTGTTTTTTACCCCTTCTAGAATAAATAGTCTTATTTTTCAATACCTTATGGCCTAGTACAGTTAATACTTTGTAGAAAGGATTACGTTTCTTAGGGTATTTCTTTATCTTGGTCATATCACTTTGTAATTTTATTACAATTTTGGGTAATTATATTACAATATGGGCTAATATATACATAGCCCTATATATTAACCCCCCCGGAGTAATGTAATTACTATTATACACCTCATTTCAGATCTGTCAAGCATAAAATGCACTATTTTATATTTTTTACTTGACAACATGCCTATTTGTATGTATAATAGATACTTAGCAGCCACAAGCCTGTCTACGTCTTCTCAACGCATATATATATTTATAAAAAAATAGAAGAATAGGGATAAGGCTTTTTTGGACTGCACTTTTTTTTAGATAGCATGGCTTATCAAGGCCCCTTTCAGGCATACATTATGATTAATAACGCTAGTGATAACTATTGCGCTTCTTGTACCTGTGGTAATAAGACGTGCCACTGTGCAGAAGAAACAACAGCTTGCCCTCAGTGTGACTGCGGGGATTGCCAATGCAAGAACATGTACAAAAGTACAGGTTGGGGCAAACCAACAGTGGGAATGGAATGATGGCTAAATTTGGAAAACAGAAGATTACGAATGCAGGTATAGATGCTGCTGTAGCTAGGATTATTGAAGGCAATAGAAGTCCGGGTGCAGCTTTAAACTCGCTAGATAGAGACGCTAAAAAAGTGGGCGCTACTAACGCACAGCGTCGAGCAACGATTCGTATGGTGGAGAAGCGGTTTAACTCCCATATAAAACAGGCTAAAGCGGGGTTTGATAGGGTAACTGCTGATGTTAAATCTGGCAAAGCGAACTCTCTGAAGAAGGGTCTTACTCCCGAAAAAGTTGCAGCCGTTAAAGAGAGTTTCAGTGGTGCTGTAGCTTCTGTAATGGATAATATGATGAATCCTGAACCTTCCCAAGAGGGAAAACCTTATGGGGGCAGCAAAGAGCTAGCCAAAGCCACACGCAAAGCTGTGCGATCTGGGTCTGAAGCGAAAAATTACAAAAAGCCCCAAAAGAAAGCTAGTGGCGGCAAGGTATATGCAATGAACCGCAACATGGGTGGCCCTATTCGCAAACCCCGGATAAAATAATGCAAAAAGAATACGCGCTGGGCGGTGGAGTCCGCAAACCCAAGATGCCTACAGGCTCAGGAATGAAGCGACCTACCAAACAGGGCGCTGGAATGACTGATAAGGGTATTAAGGCTTATCGTGAGGCTAATCCCGGCTCTAAGCTAAAAGGTGCAGTTACTGGTGAAGTAAAGGCAGGAAGTAAAGCTGCGAAGAGGCGTAAGTCATACTGCGCTCGTTCTGCAGGTCAGATGAAAGACTTCCCCTCTGCGGCTAACGATCCTAACTCGCGGCTGCGTCAGGCTAGAAAAAGATGGAAATGTTAATGGCAACTAAAAAAATTACTCCAAAACAAAAAAAGACATTAAAAAAGCATTCGGAACATCATACTAAAGAACACATGACTAAAATGAAAACCGCAATGAAAAAAGGTAAAACCTTTACTGCTGCGCATAAGAAAGCAAAAAAAATTGTCTCTGTATGAAAACATTAACAACAGAAAAAAGGCTGGCACAAGTCGGTCTAAGAGCAAATCAACGATTAGTAAGAAGGCTTATAAAAACATGCAAAAAGGTTTCCCTAAAAAAATGAATTACGGTGGCATGGCTTCTACCGGAACTCCCGACAAGGATAAGATCATGGGTGCAGCTTCTATGCAGCAAAACCCACAGCAAAGCCTCATGGAAATGAACCGCAACAAGGTTACGGGCATGATGGATGGCGGTAAGGTTAAAGAATATGCAATGGGTGGAGGCGTGCGTAAGGTACGTTACTAATGGTAAATAATCTGCTAGCCAAAAATAAGAGTAAGAAACGCGAGCTAACTGAAAAGCAGTCCGCATACTTAGACGCCCTTATGGTTAATGGGGGTAATAACGCTGCAGCATTACGCGAAGCGGGCTATGCCATCACTAGTGGCAATGAGGTTATGAACTCTCTTGCAGATGAGATTATAGGAAGAGCTAAAAACATACTAGCCGCTAACTCTGTAAAAGCAGCATCAGGGCTTGTAAACGCTCTGGATGATGATGGAACTACCCCCCGTGCAGAGTTAAAGATAAAGGCTGCAGAGTCTATCCTTAACAGGGTCGGTGTTGGTAAGCACGATGTAGTCGAACATAACGTAACTGCACTTCATGGAATAGTTCTTCTTCCTTCCAAAGCAGGACAGGAAGAGCCTATCATTATAAATAATGGGTAAATTATCTGTGGATGTTACTCTATCCCGCGTTAAGAAGCCAAATAGCTACCTGTGCTATAATACGTATCAGGGTAGGCACTATAAAAAAGTTACCATCCATGAAGAACCTGCAATTAGCGTAATGGAAGCATTTGCAATTGACAGAAAAATAATTCCCAACCAAAAAGATATGGGTACGTAAGATGTCTGATAGGCTAAAAGAAGGTGTTGAAGAATTTAGTAAAAAAACTCTTCAGGTTTTGTTTGATACCGAAGAGGGGAAAAGTCTTATGCGACGGGTTATGTTTACTGTAGATAATCCCTATGGGGGAACTGGATCGCAAGGTGAACTTCCTGTTACGGTTAGAAATACCATTGAGGCTGCTGGGGCGCTAAAAAAAGTATATAGCTTATATGAAAAGGGTCAAAACAGTAAGGTTAGTTCTGAACTGGCTACTCAAGCCCTTAAGCAAATTGCAAAAGCGGTAGAATTAAATCCCAAGTTAGAAATGGAATTTACAAGAACCATTAAAGATCCCGGTTTTACAGCGTCAGCCCCTGTTGGCGGAGGTAGGGCGGGTCTTAAAACGGCAAGTATTAAAGACCCATTAGGAAATATTAGTGGTTTTTATAGGGATGATAAAAACGAAGTTAACGCAGGATATGGGTCAGATGAAAATGCCTATGTATCGTTTAACAGGACGTTGGCGCAGGGATCAGCCGGGAGTGTATCTGCTACAATCCGCGGAAGTAAAAGGCCCGGCGATAAACCGGAAGTGTATGGAGGAATACAGGGCAAGTTGAAATTTGCAAAGGGCGGTCACGTCAAACAATATTCCAACGCACCAAGGAAACCAAAATTAAAGTAATGTCTGACAAAGCTGATGTCACTGAGGAGCCTGTAAAGCGTACTGCGGGCCGTCCTAAGCTAGCTAAAGGGGTGAAGGGCAACTACAACATGTCCGCCCGTGAGAAGGCTAGGAGAGCCTCTCAGGCTGCTGTACTTAACGCTGACAGAGCAAAGAAGAAAGCCCAGAAAAAAGCGGCTACGGCTAGAGACAAAAAGAACAATATTAAGAAGGTAGAACAGGCCCTATTTAATCCTAAAGGGGCAAAAGTAATTGAAGACAACGTACTCAACAACGTACCAAAAAGAGTAAGGGAGTTAGTTGAGGATGAAGCGGAAGTTATCTTCAAGCCTAATACAGGGCCTCAAACTGACTTTTTGGCAAGCCCTGAAAGGGACGTGTTTTATGGTGGTGCTGCTGGTGGGGGTAAATCTTATGCTCTTCTTGCTGATTTGCTGCGCTACTGTGATAACCCCAATCATCGTGCTCTTATTATTCGTCGCACATTGGATGAGCTTACAGAACTGGTTGATAAAAGTAAGCAACTATATCCTAGAGCTTTTCCGGGGGCTACGTTCAGAGAATCAAAAGCAATGTGGCAATTCCCCTCTGGAGCTACGGCATGGTTCTCCTATCTCGACAAAGACAAAGACGTAACACGCTACCAAGGACAAGCTTTTACGTGGATTGGTATTGATGAGATAACGCATTACCCGACACCCTACGTATGGGAATATCTGCGTTCCAGACTTCGTACAACAGATTCTGAAATAAATTCATATATGCGCTGCACAGGAAACCCCGGAGGGGTAGGCGGCTGGTGGGTAAAGAAGATGTACATCGACCCCGCGCCGCCCAACAGTCCCTTTGCAGCTACAGATGTCGATACAGGTAACGCTCTATTGTGGCCTGACACAGCAACGAACGGTAAAGCAGGTCAACCGCTGTTTCTTCGTAAGTTTATTCCGGCGCGATTGACCGATAACCCCTACCTCGCAGAAACTGGTGAATATGAAGCCATGTTGAGGTCGCTCCCAGATGTCGAACGAAGACGGCTTCTAGAAGGGGATTGGGATGTCGCGGAGGGAGCGGCGTTTCCTGAGTTTTCACGTAATGTTCATGTGGTAGACGCCTCTCAGATGCAGATACCCGCTGGATGGTTGCGTTTAAGGGCAGCAGATTATGGTTATGCAGCCCCCTCTTGTGTTTTGTGGGGGGCTATAGATTGGGACGATACCTTGTGGATATACCGCGAGTTTTATGGTAGCGGGCAAACTGCGGAAACGCTAGCCCACACCATTACCTCGTTAGAGGGAAACGACCCAAACATGTATTACTCTGTGTTAGATGCTTCTTGTTGGAACAAAACAGGCAGCGGCCCTTCAATTGCAGAAACGCTTATAAGGTGCGGGGCTAGATTCACTCCTTCTGACAGAAATAGAATTGCAGGTAAAATGGAGTTGCATCGTAGATTTCAGATAGACCCTGTATCAGATCTACCAAGAATAAAAGTGTTGTCCACCTGTACCCATCTCATTCGCACTCTCTCAGGTCTTCCTCTGTCTAAGACAAACCCTGAAGATGTAGATACAAAAGCAGACGACCACGCTTACGATGCTTTGCGGTATATGTGTATGACTCGCGCACGGGGCCACTTAACCATTAATAGTATGATGAATAAGATAAAAGAAGCAAAGCCTAAACCTTTTGACTCTACGTTTGGTTATTAATCATGGTTGATAATGCAGGAAGAAACACTTTTGGTGAAACTCAAGCCAGTATAGAGACGGGTACTCAACTTCGTAGTAATACTACAGACCTACCAGAAGCAAGGCTAAAGCAGTTAGGCGTAACAAAGCCAATAACAATTACATCAGAAGGTGCCGGTCTTATAATGCGCCTGATGAAGGATACGGGTAAGAGCGCCCAAGGCGCTTTTGTTGAACTTCAACAGCGTGTTAAAGCCTCTCAAATCCGTGCTACTGATGATGTTGCTAGGAGAGATATAAACTCGTTAGTTCGTAGATATTTTCCTGATGGGCTAGAGGGCATAGAAAAGGGTTTAAACGAAGCAAAGGTTTATGAACAGGCTCTGTACGATGCAGGTTTCCTAGAGGATGGTGATCCTAATTTTAAAACGCTAGAAGATGACATTAACAAGCTTCCTAAAGAGGGACGTAATAAGAGGTCAAGAGAAGGAAAGAGGCTATTCGGCATAAAAGAGAGTGGTGGATTACCAACAGTCGTAGGTAGAGACAGAGAAGGTAAAATAGTTCTTGACAAAGAGCGTGTTAGGCCGTATACTTATAGACTAAGCACTACAGCATTAGACGCATTAGAAACTGTTAAGCTTCCTTCCTTTGCTGCTCAACCACTAACACAAGAAATACAGGCAGGGGAAAGAAAGCGGCTAGCCCCTGAAAGAGCAGAGGCAAGAGCAGCAAATCTTCCTGCCATTATACAAGAAACCCTGTCTACTGGTAGCGGCGAGACTGTAGAGCCTAATAGAAGAGACGTTTCCCGTAGAGCATCCGGCGCTATAATTAGCCGACGAGATGTTAACGTCTTTAAAGAGGCTATGGGAAAGGTTATGGAAGCCCCTTCCGAAGAAAAGACAAACCTGTTTAAGAGCATCATGCAGGAAGCTAGGAAGATAGATCCTAAAGTTTCTATGGACTCCATGCAGGATGTTAAAGATTACTTATATTTCAATGGCGTTTTAGAGGCAGATACCAAGGTTTCAGAAAAGTTAGGCCCTTCTAGGATATCCGATGCAGACGTTCCTGAATATGTAAAGCCTAGCCCTAAGTTCTATAGAGAAGGTCTTAAATCACTGGGTACGGGCAATTCTAATGAGCCTCTTGTAATAAACAAATTAAGCGCAAGTCCTAATCCCTATGTAGAGCCGATAAAGCCCAAGACGTTGGATGATCTTATAGGCAAAGGGGACTTTACAGATGCGGATAAGAACGCTTCACCTGTAGGAAGAAGATTCTCAGACCTGCTTAAAAGCGGCGGAAGAAAAGCAATAAAGGTTTTGCCCTTTGTAGCAGCGGCAGATGTGCTAACCAGTTCAGACCCTGTAGCAGCAATGGTAGGGTCTACT